GCCGTGTTGCCCCTGTCTGGCATAGTTTTATTTCCTCCGAGTGGTTTTCCCTTTCTCACAAATGCCCCACACAGGGCAACGTGGGGCTTGCTTTTTTGGTTGGTATCATACACAATTTTCTGCCTTCATCTTTGTGCAGAATATGCCGGAAATTTCGTTGACTTCTCTCTGCAGTTATGGTAATATACATCATGCCGAAAGGCAAAAACAACGAAAACTGGAGGAAAAAACAATGTGGACAGAAGGAACAATTCAGGTAGGAACAAGCATTTTTCACTACTGGGTGAAACATTACGAGGAGCCTTCTACTTTTGGATATGAGGAAGGCAGAGCCTCGAAAATCTCCCTGCGACGGAATGGCAAAACGGTGTTCAATTTCGACCGGGGCATGGATATTCCGCCGGAGGATGAGGAAACTGAAACTGCACTGGCGATCCTGCTGAAACAGTACAACTGATTTTTCCAAAATTGAATCCCATAAGCCGGAGCCAAAAGGCTCTGGTGGTCGTACATCTGATTTTTGTTCGTGTATGATACACAAGAAACCATAGAAATTTCGGCGTTTTTTCTGTTCATTTAGCCGCTTGCTATCCTTGAATTTGTATGGTAATATGGTTACAATGGGAATGGAATCTCGATTACAAAACTGCCCCTTGAGGGCGTTAAAATAAATGATGCAGACTTGCTTTTTGGCAGGTCTTTTTTGTTGGGGGGGGAGAACAATGGCAAGATTTAAACCAACACGCTTTATGGTGAAAGATTCAAAATATGATAAAAAGGCGGCTGATTATGCTGTTTCCTTTATCGAATGCCTGAGCCACACCAAAGGCACCTGGGCAGGAAAGAAATTTGAACTGCTGGACTGGCAGGAGCAAATTATCCGTGACCTGTTCGGCATTCTGAAACCGAATGGCTATCGTCAGTTTAATACAGCATATATTGAAATCCCGAAGAAAAATGGCAAATCAGAGCTTGCCGCTGCGGTTGCCCTGCTGCTTACTTGTGGTGACGGCGAAGAACGTGCGGAAGTCTACGGCTGTGCTGCCGACCGCCAACAGGCTGCCATTGTTTTTGATGTGGCTGCCGACATGGTGCGAATGTGCCCTGCCCTTTCCAAACGAGTAAAAATTCTGACCTCACAGAAACGTATCGTGTACATTCCGACCAACAGCTTCTATCAGGTGCTTTCGGCAGAAGCCTACTCCAAGCACGGTTTCAACATCCACGGGGTTGTGTTTGATGAACTGCATACGCAGCCGAACCGAAAGCTGTTCGATGTTATGACCAAAGGTTCCGGCGATGCCAGAATGCAGCCTTTGTATTTCCTGATTACCACAGCCGGAACGGACACAAATTCAATCTGCTATGAAGTTCATCAAAAGGCAAAGGACATTCTGGAAGGCAGAAAGCATGATCCGACTTTCTATCCGGTTATCTATGGTGCAGATGAATCAGAGGACTGGACTGACCCCAAGGTGTGGAAAAAGGCAAATCCAAGTCTGGATAAGACCATCGGCATGGATAAGGTGGTGGCTGCGTGTAATTCTGCAAAGGAAACTCCCGGTGAAGAAAATGCGTTTCGGCAACTGCGTTTGAATCAGTGGGTAAAACAGGCGGTTCGTTGGATGCCGATGGAAAAATGGGATAAATGCAAGGTCGTTTTTGATGAATCCGAACTCGAAGGAAGAATCTGCTATGGTGGACTCGACCTTTCCAGTACAACAGATATTACAGCTTTTGTTTTGGTATTTCCTCCAACAGATGATGACGAGCATTATTACATTTTGCCTTACTTCTGGCTGCCGGAGGAAACACTGCCCCTCAGAGTAAGGCGTGACCACGTTCCATATGATGTATGGGAACGGCAAGGCTACCTGAAAACCACTGAGGGAAATGTGGTTCACTACGGTTTTATCGAAAACTTCATCGATGAACTGGGGCAGAAATTTCACATCAAAGAGATTGCTTTCGACCGTTGGGGTGCGGTGCAGATGTCACAGAATCTGGAGGGGCTTGGTTTTACGATGGTGCAGTTCGGGCAGGGTTACAAAGATATGTCACCACCGACCAAAGAACTGATGAAGCTGACCTTGGAACAGACGCTTGCACACAACGGACATCCCGTTTTGAGGTGGATGATGGACAACATCTTCATCAGGCGTGACCCTGCCGGAAACATCAAGCCGGACAAAGAAAAATCCACAGAGAAGATTGACGGAGCTGTTGCCATGATTATGGCTCTTGACCGTGCAATCCGCTGTGGATGCGTTTCTGATGATTCTATTTATGATTCGAGGGAGATGCTGATTTTATAGTTGATGTCAGTTCGGTAAAATGGAATTTACTGCAATACCCAATCTTCTCTTTTTAGAATGGTTACCTCATTTTCTTCCGTTGTACCGAATGCCGTCTCATAGGTATCAAATGCATAGTGTTTGAAACCACTTTTTTCCTGAACTCTATGAGATTGCTCATTCCACAAGAAGTGACCACAGAAGATTACATCAAGATTAGCGTTCTCAAAGAGAAAACGAATTACTTCTTTCAACGCTTCCGGCATCAAACCTTGTCCCCAATATTCTTTGCTCAGAACATAGCCTATCTCACGGCATTTCTTATTTTCAAATTCCGGGAAGTGAGTTTCATTGTATTTTTCGATCCCAACAGAACCTATTACTTTGCCCTGATATTCGAGTGCAAATGTTTTCTTATGGCTAATGAACATATCAAGAATAATCTTAGATTCTTCCTTGCTTTCATGAGGCTTCCAACCCGCCATTTGTCCGACTCCATCTACTGAAGCGTAGGAATAAAAGTCATCAAGATCGGATTGCCGCCACGGGCGAATCAACAAACGCTCTGTTTTTAGGGTAACATTACTTATATCTATTTCAGGATTCATAGTATTTTGCTCCTCTAAATTCTGATTTGTAAGGCTGATGCCCTACATACTGTTAAGCATATTATACCACACCCATACTCTCAAAGTCAAGAAAGGAGCTGATTCTCATGGGTATTTTCAGCGGACTATTCAAGTCCAGAGATAAGCCGACTAACAGCTATGATAGCCCGTCCTACACATATTTCTTTGGGCGAGCAAACAGCGGTAAACGTGTCACCGACAGAACAGCATTGCAGCATATTGCGGTTTATGCCTGCGTGAGGGTTTTGTCTGAAGCAATTGCTCAACTGCCGCTTCATGTGTACAAATATAACGAGAAAGGAAAAGAGCGAGTACCGCAGCATCCGCTCTATTTTTTGCTCCACGATCAGCCAAATCCGGAAATGACATCCTTCGTATTCCGAGAAACCTTAATGTCCCATCTGCTGATTTACGGCAATGCCTATGCACAGATTATCCGAAATGGCAGAGGTGATGTATTGGGACTGTATCCTCTGATGCCTGACAAAATGAAGGTTGACCGTGATGAAAAAAACCGCCTGATATACATTTACAGCCGTTACGATGAAGCAAATCCGAATCTGAAAGAACAGGGTGACATCATTCTTTACGCCGATGAAGTTCTGCATATTCCCGGACTTGGATTTGACGGAGTGCGCCCAGATAGGGCATAGTGAGAAGTAGAAAGATGGTACTACCATGCAAGACAACGTATGAAATAACCTGTTTTATCGGAAGATGAAAATCGACCGGGAGTATAGCATAACAGGAAAGCGGTAAGTTGATTAAAGATAATTTATCACGACTGAACTGCAACATTAAGTGAATATGAGGATAAACCTGTGTTTGGTTAAGGCAAGTTTCAAGTTTCGGTTAATCCACGACAAGGGAAAGTATCTGACACCTTTGACATGAGTATGAATGGATAAAGCCGTCGTTCATTTAGTTGTCAATAAACTCATGTAACCCGCAGGAGAACCTGTGGTAAAGAAACGAAAGCATATCCGACAATTCACATACCAACTCATTATGTTAACTGGGGATTGCCTAAAACGGAACGCCAAATGGCTATGTGTAATGCCGAAAGGTGATAAATTCTAAGTGTAAAAAGCAAGGAAGATGACACTGAATATCCGTAAAGGCAACGGAGCGTTCGTAGTAGTCCGAGAGAGTTAATGGCTCTTGCATGGCGAAGGAACGCAGTTGTTATGTACTAAAATGAAAAGAAGTTAGGGAGGAATACCTCAATGACACCAACGATTGAAATTTTAGAAAGAGTAAACAGAAACTCACAAAAAAATAAGGATGAAGTGTTTACAAAATTATACAGATATATGCTTCGTCCAGATATTTACTATGTAGCCTATAAAAATCTATATGCCAATAGTGGAGCATCAACAAGAGGTGTGGACAATGACACGGCTGACGGTTTCGGTGAAAAAAAGATAATGAAAATTATCAATATGCTGCAAACCGAAAGCTATGAGCCGAGTCCGTCAAGACGTGCGTATGTGAATAAAGCAAACGGGAAAAAGCGTCCATTAGGCATACCCACCTTTACCGATAAACTTGTACAGGAAGTTTTGAGAATGATTCTGCAAGCAGTTTATGAGCCTGTTTTTCTGGACTGTTCTCACGGTTTCAGACCGAACAGAAGTTGTCACACCGCTTTGAAATCTATAACAAAAGGTTTCAATGGCATACGTTGGTTTGTAGAGGGAGATATAAAAGGCTGCTTTGATAATATCAATCATGTAAAATTGGTTGAGATTATCAACAGAAAAATCAAGGATGCAAGGTTGATTAAACTGATATGGAAGTTTCTGAAAGCAGGATATATGGAAGATTGGAAGTATAACGCAACCTACAGCGGAACTCCACAGGGCGGAATTGTTTCACCGATATTTGCCAATATATATCTGCATGAGCTTGATAAGTTTGTGACCGAACTTGCAAATGAGTTCAACTGCAAGGGAAAGAATTACGCAAGCAAAGAATATGAAGCAGTCAGACACCAGATGAGAAAGTTAAATCCGCTGATTGAACAAGCGGAGGGCGAGGAAAGAGAACTGCTGATAAAGCAGAAAAAAGCAATTCGTTCAAGATTGCTGAAAATCCCCTATAAAGCACAGATTGATAAAAAAATTAAATATGTGCGATATGCTGATGATTTTCTTATCGGAATAAACGGCAGTAAAGAGGACTGCCAGACAATAAAGCAAAGACTGTCAGAATTTATTTGTAATGAGCTCAAAATGGAACTTTCAGAAGAAAAAACCTTGATTACACACAGCAGCAACTATGCAAGATTTTTAGGCTATGATGTGAGAGTACGACGGAATAATGACGTTCGCAAAGCAGGAAATACAACACAGCGAACGTTAAGTCAAACGGCAGAGTTAGCTATTCCGCTGAATGATAAGATTATGAGATTCTTATTTGATAAGAAAGTAATCAATCAAAGTAAGAATGGAGAAATCAAGCCTTGGACACGTCTGGCTCTTACAAGATGCAGTGACCTTGAAATTGTCACAGCTTACAACGCAGAATTAAGGGGAATATGCAACTATTACTCATTGGCAAGCAATTTTGGAAAATTGAACTATTTTGCGTATCTGATGGAATATAGCTGCCTGAAAACCCTTGCTTGTAAGCACAAGACAACAATTGCAAAAATCATAAGGAGAAATAAGGACGGAAAAGGAAAGTGGCGTATCGCCTATAAAAACAAAAAAGGTGACTGCTATTGCTATTTTGCTAATTTTAGTGAATGTAAAGAATCAAGTTTTTCAATAGATGCCATTGATACAACAGCAATGAAACACACAAGAACCAAAACCGTCTTTGAACAAAGGTTAGCTGCGAAAGTCTGTGAATTATGTGGATGCACCGATGCGGAACACTATGATATTCATCATGTCCACAAAGTAAAAGGCCTGAAAGGGAAAGAATTTTGGGAACAGGTGATGATTGCCAAAAGGCGAAAAACAATAGTTGTTTGCGAGGAGTGCCATAAAAAAATCCACAGCAAAAGAGTTTCTAATACCAAATAACAATGGAAAGCCGTGTACATCGAGAGGTGTAAGCACGGTTTGGGGAGAGGGATAAGTAAACCTACAATAGAAATATTGCAAGGCGACTTTTCCCTACTCTACCTGGTTGGATATTCGCCGATTGCACTTGCGAAAAATGCAATCGGCATTTCTATTGCCTGTGAAGAATATGGAGCATTGTTTTTCGGAAATAATGCAAATCCAAGCGGTGTATTGGAGCATCCGGGAGTGATTAAAAATCCCGATAAATTAAGAGATGCATGGCACAGAGCATATGGAGGAAAAAACTCACATAAAGTTGCCGTTTTAGAAGAAGGCGTAAAATTTACACCAATCTCAATTCCAAATAACGAAGCTCAATTTCTGGAAACCCGAAAGTTTCAGATTGAAGAAATCGCAAGAATGTACAGAGTGCCGCTTCATATGATCGGTGACCTTGACCATGCAACATTTTCAAATGTGGAACATCTGTCATTGGATTTCGTCAAATACAGCCTTGATCCTTGGATTGTTCGCTGGGAGCAGTCTTTGCAGAAAGCACTTCTTTCTGATTCCGAAAAAGGACAGTATTTCGTGAAGTTCAATGTAGACGGACTACTGCGTGGCGACTATGCTTCCCGTATGCAGGGCTATGCTACCGCAAGACAGAATGGCTGGATGTCGGCAAATGACATCCGAGAACTTGAAGATATGAATATGCTTTCTGAGGAAGAGGGCGGAAATCTGTATCTTGTAAATGGCAGCTTTACAAAACTCGCTGATGCAGGAGCATTTGCAAATCAAAATCCGGCAAAGGAGGAGAAAACCGAATGAAGAAATTCTGGAACTTTATCCAAAATGAAGATACATCGGAAACAGAGCTTTTGTTTAACGGTCCTATCTCTGAAGATACCTGGTGGGGCGATGAGGTCACACCTGCACTGTTCCGTGATGAACTCTCAAAAGTCAGCGGAAACTTGACAGTCTGGCTGAATTCACCGGGCGGCGATGTGTTCGCTGCAAGTCAGATTTATTCCATGTTGAAAAATCACAAAGGCAAGGTTACTGTAAAAATTGATGGCATTGCTGCCTCTGCCGCTTCTGTTGTGGCAATGGCAGGCGATGAAACCTTGATTGCACCGACTGCCCTAATGATGATCCACGACCCCAGCACTTGTGCTATGGGAAACAAGGCGGATATGGAAAAAGCTATCGTCCTGCTTGATGAGGTAAAAGAGAGCATTATCAACGCCTACGAAACCAAGTCCCATCTCAGCAGGAACAAGATTGCGAAACTGATGTCCGATGAAACATGGCTCAATGCAAAAAAGGCTCATGAGATGGGATTTGTGGACGGGATTCTGTTTGCAGAGAAGAAAACGCCTGTTGTTCCTAAAGAGGAAAAACAGGATGAAGAAGAAAAAGAAGATACACTTACCGCAATGACCTATTCCAAATCGAAGAATCTATCTGCATTCTTATCCAAAGTATCTGCATCAGCAGAATCCGTTACAGGCACACCGATTGACCAGCTTGAAAAAAGACTGGCACTTTTGAAATATTGATTGGAGGAATTGATTATGACGATTAAAGAACTCAGAGAAAAGAGAAAGAAGACCTGGGATACAGCACGTGATTTTCTTGACAGCAAGCGAAACGCAAATGGCGTGCTCAGTGAGGAAGATTCCAAGACATACGATGCGATGGAACAGACGATTGTTGATCTCGGAAAAGAAATTCAGCGTCTGGAACGACAGGCTGAAATCGAAGCTGAAATGAACAAAGCAACTTCCACTCCTGTTCTCGGTAAGCCTGCCGCACCAGACGTAACGGAAAAGACAGGTACAGCAAGCGACACTTACAAAACGGCATTCTGGAACAGTATCAGAAACCGCAACTGGATCGATGTCCATGATGATTTGCACATTGGTACAGATGCAGAGGGCGGCTATCTTGTTCCAGATGAGTTTGTGCGCCTGTAAAAGGCGATGTTTACAGTAGATTAGGCTCTACACCGCACAGCAGAGCGGTTGTCAATCTGCCTAACCGATGACAGGAAACTGGACACGGGAACACAGCACGGCAGAAACGCAGGAAACGTCAAAAGGATATGAGGCGAGTAGTACCTGCAATGACAAGATAACATAAGGATAAGGCTGGATTGCCAAAGCAAAGGTTAGCTCCTTTTTCGTGGGAGGGTGTGGAAATTATCCTGAAACCACTCTCATGACCCCACCATAATATTGAATTCGTTATGGTGTCTGCTATAGGTCATGAAGCAAGCGTGAGAACACGTGAGATAAACCGAAATGATATCCGACAGTTATCACTTGCCTATAAGCATCGTTAAACAGGGATTGCCTAAGTGGAAATGCCGAAAGGCTATGTCTATTCGAGACTGAATATTCCATATGGCAACGGAGCTTCCGTAGTAGTCCGAGGTGGATAACGCCCACTACATGGCGAAGGGAAGCAGTTTGTTAATTCCAAAGTAAGAAGATGAAAGGGAGGAGAATCCTCATGAATCCAACATCGGAGATTTTGGAGCGTGTCAATAAAAGTTCCTCGGAACATCACGACGGAGTCTTTACAAGACTCTTTCGCTACCTTCTGAGAGAGGACATTTATTTTGCAGCTTACCAGAAATTATATGCAAACAGTGGAGCAATGACTCCCGGAAGTGACAACGACACTGCTGACGGTTTTAGTGCTGAATATGTGCATGAACTGATTGAAGAATTGAGGTCAGGAAAGTACAAACCGAAGCCTGTGCGCAGAGAATATATCAAGAAACAGAACGGAAAAATGCGCCCACTGGGTATTCCGTCATTTCGAGATAAACTTCTGCAAGAGGCGGTTAGAATGTTTCTGGAAGCAATCTATGAACCGTTATTTTATGACCAGTCACATGGTTTCAGACCGGAGAGAAGTTGTCATACAGCTCTCGACCAGATAAAGACAAATTTTCGTTCTGTAAAATGGTTCATAGAAGGCGACATCAAGGGTTGCTTTGACAATATAGACCACGCAGTGCTTATTAAAACGTTAGAAGTCAAAATCAAGGACAGCAGATTTATCAATATTATCAGAGCTTTCCTGAAAGCAGGTTATGTGGAAGATTTTCAATATCATACCACAATCTCCGGTACACCACAGGGCGGAATCATTTCCCCTATTCTGGCAAATATATACCTGCATGAGCTTGACCGGAAAGTCATGAAACTCAAGGAAAAGTTCGATAAGCAGTCTACACGACACCAGACACCGGAATATCTTCATTTAGCGAAAAGAAGGCAGACACTTCAAAAGAAGATTGACAGGGTAAAAGGTGAGGAACGTGAGCTTGCAATCAAGGAATATAAAGCGGTGTGCAATCAAAAATTGAAAACGCCCGCAAGAATGTCCGACGATAAAAAGCTTGTATACTGCCGATATGCTGATGATTTTCTAATTGGAATCAGCGGAAGCAGAGAAGACTGTGAAGAAATTAAAGAGATTCTGAGAGAATTTCTATCAACGCAGTACCATTTAGAGTTGAGTGCTGAGAAAACAAAGATCACACACAGTGCTGAACGAGTACGTTTCCTTGGTTATGACGTTGCGGTACGCCGAAGCCAGAAGATAAAGAAAAAGGCAAACGGTGTTAAACAAAGAACGCTGAATAACTCTGTAGAATTAACTGTACCTCTCGAAGATAAGATCATGCAGTTCCTGTTCAAAAACGACATCATAGAACAAAAACCAAACGGAGAAATCTGGGCGGTTTGCGTTCCAAGATTAAGACATCTTTCGGAAGTGGATATTGTGAACAGGTATAATGCACAAATCCGTGGCATTTGCAATTATTACTGCTTAGCAGCGAATTATGATAAGCTGAATTATTTCCGTTATCTTATGGAATATAGCTGTCTAAAGACGCTTGCAAGCAAAAGCAACAGCACAACGAGAAAAATCATCCAAAAATATCGTCATGATGGCAAATGGGCTATTCCCCATGAAGTTAAAGGCGGTATCAAATATGCAAAGCTTGTCTCGTTAGCTGACTGCAAAGCCGGTAAGTTGATGTCCGATAAAGACCCATGGCAATACAAATCCTTTGACCCGAAAAAGCTGTCACAATATGTGCGGTTAAGCGCAGGGGTATGTGAGCTGTGTGGTGATAATAGTGATTCCTGCTGTATTTATCATGCAGGTAAAATGAAGAATCTGAAAAGCACTACGGAATGGGGCAAGAAAATGCTTCACATGAGACGTAAAACGTTGATTGTTTGCCCGAAATGCTTCAAAAAGATTCACAGGGAACAAAATAAATGACATGTCAATAATGAATGGAAAGCCGTGTACATCGAGAGGTGTAAGCACGGTTTGGGAGGGGCTTTGTGCAAACCTGTCATCGAAAGATGATAAGGCGGCACACTGCTACCTCACGAACGAAAATTGGTGGAGGCGTTGGAGGAAGAGAGCATTTTCCGCCAGATGGCAACAGTCATCAAAACTTCCAACGGCGACCGCAAGATTCCGATTGTGACTTCCAAGGGCGAGGCTGTCTGGATGGACGAGGAACAGCAGTATTCTCTTTCTGATGATACGTTCGGACAGGCATCGCTTTCCGCATACAAGCTTGGAACAGCGATCAAAATTTCTGAGGAACTTCTCAATGACAGCGTATTTGACCTGCCGTCATATATTGCAAAGGAGTTTGCAAGAAGAATCGGTGCAAAGGAAGAAGAGGCGTTTTTCGTTGGTGACGGCAAGGGCAAGCCGACCGGTATCTTCGCTGCAACGGGCGGTGCGGAAGACGGCACTTCCACCACAGGTGCAAGCATTACATTTGATGATGTGATGGAACTCTTCTATTCTCTGAGAAGCCCGTACCGCAAAAAGGCGGTGTGGGTGCTCAATGATTCTACGGTTAAGGCACTTCGCAAGTTGAAGGACAACACAGGCAATTACATCTGGAGTCCGTCTGTGCAGGCTGGTGTTCCGGATACAATCCTCAATCGTCCTTACAAGACATCCAGCTATGTGCCGGAAATCAAGGCAGGCAACAAGTGCATGGCATTTGGCGACTTTAGTTATTACTGGGTGGCTGACAGACAGGGACGCTCTTTCAAGAGACTGAATGAACTCTTTGCCATGACAGGTCAAGTTGGTTTTCTTGCAAGTCAGCGTTTGGACGGCAAGCTGATTCTTCCGGAGGCAATCAAGACACTTACCATCAAGAAAGCGTGATGCTATGATTACGCTGAAAGAGGCGAAAAATTATCTGCGAGTGGATTATGAGGAAGATGATAAGCTGATTCAGAATCTTCTTTTTACGTCAAAACAACTTGTGATGGATGTTGGAAGAATGAATGAGGACAGTTTTTCTCAGAATGAAGATACCGTGCGGACTGCGATGCTTTTCGCACTTGGGTATCTTTATGAAAACAGGAGCAATCCTGATTACAAAAAGCTGACATTAAATCTTCGTTCAATTCTGTTTGCACAGCGAGAGGGTGTGATGTAATGGAAATTGGGACTCTGAATCAGAGAATCACCTTTCTGGAAAATCGTGTCGTTACCGATGAAATCGGAAATCACACCGCTGTGTGGGACGAAGTTTTTTCCTGCTGGGCAAAAGTGACTTTGAAAGCTTCTGCGGAGCATACGGACGCTGGTGTGACCAAAGAAACACAAGCACTGGAATTCCTCATTCGGCAAAGTCGAAACTGGATGCCGTCTGTAACAGGCAACCGAATCTTGTTTCGGGATGTCACATACAACATCACCAGTGTTACACCGGATTATCTGCACAAAGATTATCTGAAACTTGCTGCAGAAGCCAGAAAGGCAGGACAAAATGACCAGTATTGACAATCTTGCAGAGGAAATTATGCAGGGCTTGCAGGAATATGCAGACCTTGCGGATACCGCTATGAAAAAAGCAGTTCGGAAGTCTGCAACGCAAGTGAAAAATGAGATCTCTGCCAACGCTCCGGCAGACACGGGAAAGTATGCGAAAAGCTGGACAACGAAAAAGACTGGTGAAAACAGTCACTCTTTGGAGATGACAGTACATTCTAAAAACAGATATCAACTGGCACATCTTCTGGAAAAGGGGCATGCCAAGCGTGGCGGTGGTCGGGTATCCGGCAAACCGCATATTGCTCCTGCGGAAGAAAACGGTGTGCAGTTGCTGGAGCATTTGATTGAGGGGGCTTTGTCATGACCTACGAACAAATCGCAGAAATGATGGAGGAAATGGGACTACCTTTCGCCTATCATCATTATGCGGAAGGCGAAAGTCCTGAACCGCCTTTTCTGCTGTTTCTCTCTCCCGGAGAGAGTCCATTTTCTGCAGATAATGTGGCATATTTCAGTTGCAAACAGCTGGACATTGAATTGTACACAGACAAAAAGCAGCCGGAATTGGAAGAACAGGTGGAGGCAGTGCTTGCCCAGCATGAAATTTATTATACAAAAACAGAAACATTCATTGATTCGGAAGAATTGTATGAAGTGCTCTATGAGATGGAGGTTTGATCTATATGGCAATGGAGAAAAACAAGGTAAAATTCGGTCTGAACAAAGTTCACTATGCAAAAATCACCTCTTATGATGAAGAAGGTGTGCCGACTTTTGCAAAGCCGGTTCGCATTCCCGGTGCAGTGTCGCTGTCTATCGATGCAGAAGGGGAAGCATCCAATTTTTACGCTGACGATGGTGTGTACTATGTGATCAACAATAACTCTGGTTACACCGGCGATCTGGAAATCGCATTGGTTCCGCTTGAGTTTGCGACAGACATTCTCGGTGAGAAGCTGGATGAAAAGGGCGTTCTCACGGAAACCAATACTGCGGAAGTATCCCAGTTTGCACTGCTGTTTGAATTCAGCGGCGATAAGAATAAAATTCGTCACTGTCTGTTCTGCTGTTCTGCCTCTCGTCCGGCAACAGAATCCAGCACCATTGAGGACGAAAAGGAAGTTAAAACAGAAACGCTGTCTTTGACCGCAACAGCGTTGAACAGTGGTTTGGTAAAAACTAAAACCTGTGAGAAAACGGATGCCGAGGTTTATGAGAACTGGTATAAGGCGGTATATATGCCCAATCTGACTGCCGCTGTACAGAGTGGTAAGGCATCCGCAGCATCTGTAAAAGCGTAAGGAGGGTGCAGTATGGCAATTCAGAAGAACATCACCATTGACGGGATTGATGTGCCGTTCAAGGCAAGTGCGGCAGTTCCCAGACTGTATCGCTTGAAATTCCGCAGAGATATTTATCAGGACTTTGCAGCACTGCAAAAGTCTGTGGGAGAAAATACAGAGGAATCCTCCGCACTGGACATTGAAAGCCTTGAGGTATTTGAGAACATCGCCTATATCATGGCAAAACACGCCGATGCAGCCATTCCGGCTTCTCCGGATGAATGGCTGGAACAGTTCAACACGTTCAGCATTTACGAAATCCTGCCACAGCTGATTGACCTCTGGGGCTTGAATGTAGAAACACAGGTCAAGTCTAAAAAAAACATCGAAAAACTGACCGCCCGATGACAACGCCCCTGTTCCTTCTCCGATGTGTGCAGATCGGGCTGTCCCTCTCAGAGCTTGATCTGCTCACGATCGGAGTCGTGAATGATATGTTCACCGAACGGGAGAATGACGAATACAAATATCATATGTTAGCGGATCAGAGTGACTTCGATAAATTTTGATAAGGGGGTGAGATTGTATGGCTAATAGAATCAAGGGCATCACTGTAGAAATCGGCGGCGATACCACCAAGCTATCCAAAGCCCTGGAAGTTGTCAATCGGGACATCAAGGGGACACAGACACAGCTGAAAGATGTGCAGAAACTGCTGAAACTTGACCCCACCAACACCGAACTCTTGTCCCAGAAGCACAAGCTGCTGGCAGATGCGGTGTCTGCCACCAAAGAAAAGCTGGAAGTACTGAAAACTGCGGCAGAACAGGCAAATACGGCTCTTGCAAATGGTGAAATTTCACAGCAGCAGTATGATGCTTTGCAGCGTGAGATCATCGAAACCGAAAACGAACTGAAACGCCTGACCACAGAAGCAAACAATTCTCACACTGTCCTGGAAAAACTGGGTGTGGTCGGAGAAAAAATGCAGGATGCCGGAGATAAGATCTCTGGCGTGGGACAAAAGCTGCTGCCCGTCACAGCTGGTGTCACGGCTCTGGGAACGATTGCCGTAAAAACTGGTGCGGATTTTGATTCTGCCATGTCAAAGGTGGCAGCTGT